TTTTTTCATGCGTTCACTATGTTCAGGTCGTTTCTTTCCTTTACTCCAAGGAATATTTCCTTTGCGTGATTGACTAATCTTTGCTTTTGATTCAGGTGTATGCTTTGGTTTACCTTTAACCTTTTCGCTAATTTGTGGCATCTCTTTACCACGATTAGGTGACACTTTCCCCTTCATTGGATTATTCTCAAGCATCATTTGCTTTTGGTCAGGTCTTGTTTTACCAGTCAATTTTTTTGCTTGTTTTGCCCTGCCTATAATCTGATTATCGCTAATAGATTGAGTTTTTCTAGCTCTTTCATTATAGGCATCTAACTCAGCACGAATTTGTTCAATAGATTTTTTCATTTGTGTTTACAATTATCAAAATGCCAACGCAACATAATGCCACCAGCACCTTCAAATTTACAATGTGGGCAAGTTTTTTTAGCACGAGGTTTACGCATATTTGCTTTACCTTCTTCGCTACGAGGTTTACGCATATTTGCTTTAGCTTCTTCTGTTTGAGGTCCTGTGCGGCCTACTTTACCTTTGCGATTTTTACTAATTTGTTTTTTACTTTCCTCTGTATGTTTTCTACCATGCATTGGATTGCCCTCGCCCTTAAGACGCATCGACATTTTTTTTCTACCTTCAGGTGTATATTTTGTTGATATACCTTTTCGACCATCGCTCAAACTTTTACGATATGCTTCTGTTTGTCTACGATTTGCCGCAATATATTGAAGGTCACTACCACGCTTATTAGCCATCTTTTCATTGAGGGCATCTAACTCAGCACGAATTTGTTCAATAGTTTGTTTAGCCATATTTAACCTTTCAGTTTTTCCCAACGAGTACGGTATGCTGATTTAGTAGGATGATTTTTCATAATCTCCCACATTTGTTCTTCAACAAAACGCAAACTTGTTTCACTTGCTACATCCCAGTTGTCCCACAACCATGTCATCATTTCATAACGCTGGTCTTCTGTTGCACCAACACACATACTAGTTGGATTGTGCCAAACAACATCACAGATCCAACCCCAATATGTTTTTTTATCCATTACGAGGTCTTCGTATGTTGTACGACTACGAATAGCCGCACGATTATTTAACTTGATCCATTTATCGCTACCAATTTCAAGTTTGTCCATTTCTTGTTTGCCGGGCAATGGTGTATTCATTGTAAAAATAAACTTTACACGACCGTCAAATGGAATTCTAAAACCTGTGCGATCAGGATCAAGAGATTTCCAATAATCAATTGCTTCTTTTTCAAAATCTTCACATGCCTGATATTGTGCGCCCAAGCTTGTATTGTATTCCAGACAATCACCGGATACTTTATCCATAGCAATTTTAAAGATATCTAGGAATTCACTACTAGCTTTGAACATGTGATTAAAGTCATCAGTATAAACTACTAATTTCATATCTTTAGGTAATTTATAAAGATTTACTGCGATAGTTTTAATGAAGGCCCAAGGTTTCAATTGACCTTTTAATGTCAATAGATAAATTTTGGGATAGTTTTTTGCTAATAATTCAACGGTGTATGTTTTACCAACACCCGGCTGACCTGCAATATAAAGATGATGATTCATTCTAGTGAAGAAGTTTTCTACTGCTTCAATGAACAAATCACGATAATTTTGACCCATTACATGGGCGCTGATTTGTTCAGCACCAAACACTTTTGCAATAGGAGTAAGTTTTAGTTTTTTAGTTGCCATGATATTAACGCTTAATTAAGCCCATAATGATTGTTTGACCAACTTGTGCTTCAATGTTGCGGACACTTTGCGAACATTGGGCATGATTAGCAAAGTCACCTTTGTCGTGAAAACCTTGACAGATAGGAACCATGTAACCATAGTTTGGGCGTTGAATGTTACTTGCACAGCCTGTAAGCAATGCGACTGTAATTAGTAGAATATATTTCATTTATTAACTCCATTAATTAATTTCAATACATGTATTGTATCACAGGACCGATTTATTGTCAAATTTTTGGTTGTTGTATTTTAACAACAATTAGTGTTGTTTTAATGCAACATTCAAAACTTGACAAAAATACCCAAAAAACATAGTATTTTTTATTGTTTTTGTCTATAATGACTAAATACATTGTCAGTTTTAGAACTACTGACATTCGTTTCTCTCAAATAGAAGTCCCCGGATTAGACCCCGGGGCTTCATCTCAGGTCTAAGAGTTTTTGAGAGCAGTAAAAAATTTGAGGGAATTATGAAAAAAAATTTTACACAAAAAGTCACGGGACATGTAGGTCCTGAAAATAGCAAAAGTCACGGGACAATAATAGATAATCTTACAGATTACTCAGATGACAAGAACAAGACATATCAGAAAAATATGGGGGCATCTGATAATTGGAAAGATGCATATCTCCGAGTGCCTCATGAATTTTTGGATAAGTTCCCAGAACTATCGCAAGAAAAAGCACAAAAACATTATAATACATATCTAGATTCAGTAAGACAATTACTAATTAAACGATTGCCATATATCACAAGTAGTTATACACATCTATCACTAGATAAATTATGGGCAAAAGAATTTCAATATAAAAATCAACGGTACTACATATATAAAGAATTTAATACAATCAGACCATTCTTTTATGCACCAGAAGAAAAAAAGGGCAATGGTCGTAAAAAAGGTAATCCATTTGAACTTAACTCAGAGGTATACATGTTCAATCAAAAACTCATCGATATATTAATTGATTCAGCAAATACAGATGAATTGGTATCACTATATTATGGTGACATCACAGATCCAGATCAATTAGAAGTAGTTCCAATTGACATACATAGTTTAAATGCTTTCATTGAAAATACATTGAGAGAAATTGAACTTTCAACTAAAAACTCAAAACATGAAGCTACATTGTACCGTAATCTAAGACAAGCAAAATACATCAAAATCATCAGTGAATTTTTTAGTCAAGCATATGGTAAACCTGTATTACCACAAATACCTAACTTAAGTCCATATGGTCGTATGTACTATAAAGGTATCAATATACAAAATATTACTAAAGAAGTTCGCACAGCATGTTTGGGTAATCATTGTGTCTATGACTTAAATGCCGCAGTCTATGCTATCAAATTAATGATGGTTCGCAATATACTAAAAAAGAATAGTATTGACGATTATGGTCACTTTACATACACTAAAGAATACCTCGATTGGAAGAATCCTATCAGAAAGAAACTAGCACTACATATTACAAAATATCCAGATCCAGAGAAATTAGTCAAAGAAGCAATTACAGCAATTGGATTTGGTGCACGAATCGGTGGAGGTAGTTGGCAAGTTGATGGTGAATGGCAAACTACTAGCATTGAAGATATCATTATGAATCCAGTTGATAGAATGAATTTTATGAACGATCCCTGGATTAAAGGTTTCGTCAGAGAACAACATGCAATTACCACAATCATTACTGATGAATACAAAAACGACAAAACTTTTGTTGAAAGTGTAAAAAATGTACCAAATATGTTTAAGAACAATAAGATACGCAGAAGTCAGATTATGAGTTATGTGTTTCAACATACAGAAAAATTGATTATGGATCAGATTACAAGTAATATTCCTGTAGTTGCAAGAGTGCATGATAGCTTTATTACATTTAATAAATTGTCAAATGAACAGATTACAGATATCAAATATCAATTGAATAATCTAGAACCATTGATGACATTAGATTGTCAAGAATTCCATGCATGGATAAGCAAAGACAATTATGACGATGAAAGTGACATTGATGAACAATTTAGTAAATTGACAGGTGTATATCATACTAAACCCAACATTAAATTATCTCGCAGTAACGGTAAAAAATCAGTTGATGGTTACTATGATAGTGAATGTGATTATGGTCAACAAGAATATGATCCAGAAAATGATGATTATATTGAAGCAATGACACATGAACAACGCAGAGAACATTATAGAATTATGGGATACAATCCAAATAATCTACCAGACTTTACTTCAGATAAAGATATGGATCTAGGTAGAATGTTTGAATTTAAATGAATCTCACGCTCAAACAAACGCCATGGTGAGAGTGGCATTTGTAAAATGATGTTTGTAGAGCAATAGGCAGCCCTATGCTGCCTATTTTTACGGCTAAAATTTTATACAAATACATTATGGGTGTAAATACAACTACTATGAAACAGAAAAGTTATATGAGATATCACAGATACGATACCAATAATGTAAAATACATCAAGCGTTTTGAATTGGGTGAAACACCTACTAGTATCAATGAGCCGGGGTATACACCTTGGATGCGTGGTACTGGACCCCATAATCCAGAGGCATTAAATAATGTACGCAACGGTGTTCGTAAGGCTTGTAAAGGAGTACCAAAAACTCCTGAACAAAAAGAAAAAATGCGTCTTGCTAAATTGGGTGTACCAAAGAGTCAAGAACATAAAGAAAACATGAGAAAATCATGGGAACGCCGTAGAGATATAATGCTACAAGGAACCCATGATAAAACCCTCAATTCAATCACTACATAAAAACTTCTATCACTTTGAAGATCCATCTATCATGTTGTTGATTCAACAATTTGATAATAAAATTAAAGAATGGAAATTTGTTCACTATCGCTGTAAATTATGTGATGGTAGCTTTAAAACTATTAATAGTGCTACTAAACATCGTGCGGTTTGTAAACAACTAAATACTATAAAGAAAAAACAATCAAAGGAGAATGAGATGCCAATACAAGTAGTTACAATTAAAGGTGAACGCTATTATCGTTGGGGTGATAGTGGCAAGCCATATAAGAACCGTGCTGATGCAGAAAAGCAAGCAGCCGCGGCTTATGCCAGTGGGTACAAAGATCCCAAGAAAGATATGACTAAAAAGTGACTATTGCTTGCGTAATAGGTAATGGACCTAGTAGATTACAGTTTGACCTAGCAACGATTGGTCGACAAATGACGACATATGGTTGCAATGCATTGTACCGTGATTACATGCCAAATTACTTAATTGCCATGGATCAAGCGATTGTTCAAGAAATATTAACTAAAAAAATACAACACAAAACTAATTTCTATACACAAGAAAAACATAATTTTGACCATATGTGTATTGATAGTAGCGAAAAGATTAACTGGTTAAAACCTTTAGATAAAAGATTAGACAGTGGTAACAGTGCATTAGAAGTAGCATTAAATCACAACTACGATATCATTTATATGATTGGCTTTGATTACAATACCGGTGATTGTAAATTAGATAATGTATATCATGGTACAATACATTATGCAAGAAATGCACACAACAATAGTGCTATAGAAATGGCAAATGAATGGAAACAAAGATTAAGACAATTAATAAGAAAGTTTCCAAACACACAAATCATTAGAGTGAATGGTTCAAATACAATTGTTAACATTGACCAAACAAATTATAGTGAAATAACCTCAGAACAATTTAAGGAAATATATGAGCGAAATTGAATATACATACAAACTATACCGTGACAACGAACAATTAGTTGTCACAGTTGACCCATTAGTTAAAGACATTGAAACTTCATTAGAAAAAATGATGGATATTGACATTACTAAATTAAGTGATGAAAACAAACAAGCCTTCGAAATGAAGATACTTGGATTAAGAACCATTCATCAATTCTTAGGTGCATTACAGCAAGAAAACTATTTGAAAGAATATAAAGCCGGTCTTACTACTGAATTAAAAGGTAAGATTAACATTGATGTCAATGAACGACTAGATGGATTAACTCAAGGAATGGTACACTAAAATGCATCAATTAATTGACAAGCCCATGTATGTTGGGCACATACAAAACTTTGACAAAATGGTCACTGAACTTAGTCCTTACATGACTGAAATTGAGATTGACCAATGCATCAGTTTTATGCATACACTTAAAGATACAAAGAACGATATCAATCCAAGCCCAGAAGATTGCAAAACACAACTGCAAATTATGTTTGGTCGTGATAGATTCTTAGAATTAACACAACAATGGGGACAGAAAAATCAAAAGTTTCTATCAATATTTGGTTCATTGAAATTCAAAGAAAAAAGTACTGGTAAGTTCTACGATGGACTAGATGAAACTGATAACCCAGAAGATTACGAGAAAGTTTATATATGATTGATAAGTTACAAAATTTTGTAAAATGGGCTGGTGAACAAATGTTTAAAACTAACCCACCAAAAATACAACACATGGATCATGTAATTGTTCAAGAAACAATTACAAAGAAGCCTAAGCGCAAGTATACAAGGAAAACAAAAGATGTTACCAATCAGTGAAAGATTAAACAATCCGCAAATCGTTAAAGTATATCGTCAAATGATTGAAAATGCTCCAACAGATATTGTCATAGCATTAAGAGAGAACATTAATAAAGAAGCTCCAGATCATGCAAAAACTAAAGTACTAGAAGAATATTTTATTCAGCGATTAGGCAAATGAGTATTAAAGAGTTTATGGGTCATTGCTTTTGTGATTCACGCTTCCAACAATTGCGTGAAATGATTAGTAATGGTTCATTAGAATTAGTATTGAATATACAACAACTTAACAATGATTTAAAAAGAAATCATAGACACCAAGAAATTAATAGTCTATTGAAGGAGAGATTAGGATGAAACAAGTACATTATGACCAAAATATTGTCAATGATAGTTTAACCAATGCGTTCGAGATGGAGCCAATGAAAAACAATCAGACAGAAACCAAACTTAAAGTAAGTAAGCGTGGTGGAAAAAGACCTGGCTCTGGTAGAAAAGTTGGTTCAACTAATAAGATTCAAGGCGTAGAGTTCTTAGAAGAATATAGAAAAGTACATGGATCTAGTTTAAAAGAAGATTTAGCCAGAGATATGCATGAAGCTAGAATGCGTGGTGACTATGAGATGTTATTCAAGTACCAAACAGCATTTGCCAAATATTACTTTGCTGATGTAGCAACACAAGATATCACAAGCAAGGGTGAAGCATTAGGTGCTTCATTCACCTTTCCAACTACGGAGCTAATTGACTGGAAAGATGCGTAATGTAACGATTCCTTTATATGGCGAACAAAAAACCGTCCTAGCAGACTGGCTTACCACGGATAAGCATTGTATTGATATTGTTCCAGTTGGTAGTGGCAAAACATTTCTTGCGGCTATCGCACTCCCTATTTTTGCTAGTGACCCTCGTTATCATAAAGGCAAGGATGTAATTTACAGTGCTCCAACAGGTGCCATGATTAAATCCTTGATCTGGGAACCATTAAAGAAGTCATGTATAGAATACTTTGGCTTAGTAGATGGTAAAGACATTAACAACAGCGAACTAACTATACGCTTTCCTAATGGTACATTCATTCGTTGTAAATCAGCAGAGCAAAGAGAAAACTTAAGAGGTCTTAATGTTGGCGTATGGGTAGCAGACGAAGCCGCATTATACACACAAGATACATTACAAGAGATAACAAATCGACTACGACCTAAAGTTGGTCAGCCAGATACTGCAGGTCGATTGATTGTTATTAGTACGCCTAATGGTACAGGTCCATTACACGATTTGTTTCAGTTAGCAAAGAGTAACCCAGAGAAATATGTTGTTCGTCATTACAATTACCTAGAGATGCGTAGTGGTAACAAACAATTTATTGAAGAACAAAAACGCATTATTAGTCCATTAAAGTTTGGACAAGATTACATGTGTCAATGGGAAAGTGTTGCCGACATGTTTTATTACAGTTGGGACAAGAACAAATACACTAGAGAGATAAAAGATTTCGGTGGCGATTTATATACATTCCATGACTTTAACAAACGAGTCATGTGCGCCACAGTAGCCCAGGTTAAAAAACCCGGGCAACTAGATGGTTCAATTGAGATATTGAAAAGTTATGCAATACCAGACTGCTCCACAGAAGGTATTGCGAGTGCTATTCGTGAAGACTTCCCGAAACGCAGAATCAATAGTATCATAGATATGTCAGGCACACAAGTAAATCGGGATACAACAAGTCCCTTTGGTGTAACTGATAAAATTATCTTAGAGAAATATGGATTCAGTATTGTTAACACAAGGAAAAGTAACCCACTCATCACTGATACAGATAATACAAGTAATGCTTTCATAGCAAGAGGTGGATTAGTTGTACAACCAGATGATAAGTTTTTACTTGAAGCCTTGCAAACATATCATTTTGAAGATGCTTCACGCAAACGCTTAGTAAAATATACTGAGCAGAAATATGCACACATTGACGGTCTCGGTGACTGTATCCGTTATGGCATACATCACTTGTTCCCAATCACACATCAATCAGTAGGAATACCTGAGTATGTTGGTATGGATCCACGATTAATGAATAGAGCTAAGCCAGGTTTAGAACATATGCCTGATAGTCCTCTATATCCAGGTGGTCCAACATGGGAAGAGATTATGAATGACGAACAAGTGGAGGATTATCAAGTATGGAGTTAACATGGCGAGACCAAAAAGTGGTTATACATTGTTGGAACGATTGTTGAATAAAGTAATCGTTAATAATGTAACAGATTGTTGGGAGTGGCAAGGTGGTAAAAATAATCTTGGTTATGGATTAATCCGTGACGAAAAGAGAATGCGTACAGTACACCGTGTCAGTTATGAAGAACATAACAATACAAGTATACCAAAACATCTTGTAGTGATGCACAGTTGTGACAACCCAAAATGTACCAACCCCTCTCATTTGAGTTTAGGTACACGCAAAGATAACACACAAGATATGATGAATAAAAATCGTGGTGTACCATGGGGAGGTATAGGCATGAAAGGTAAAAAACAACCTAGGTCAATATGTCCACACTGTAAAAAAAGTGTTGCCAATAATCTATATCCTAGATTTCATGGTGATAAGTGCAAGAGTAAATTACCATAGATAAATACATTATCTACTAAATGCCTATTTATGTGAGAAAAATAAAAATATGAAAACAAAAGCAGAACTACTAAAGCGTAACCCAATATATTCTAGCATCTACAATGAGATGTTGGCATATCAATATGCATATCTTGGGGGACTACCTTTCAAGATGTTTGTGCGTAAGAAAAGACCTAGTGAAGATAGTACACTTTATCAAGACCTAGTTGCTAATACAATTGCACAACCAATCTGTCGTTACATTGTTGACACAATCAATGATGTATTGTTCGAACCAGGCATTAAGCGTAACATGCAATTCTGCACTCCAACTGGCACTCAGATTAATCCTAAGAACACTGAATGGGCTGATTTACTATTGTTAGATGCTGACCTTACAAATCGTTCAATGAATGGCTTCATGGAAAACATTGGTGATCTAACAAGTATATATGGACATTGTTGGGTAGCAGTTGATATGCCACAACAAGGTCAAGGTAGTTTAGGCAGACCTTATGTTTGCGCTATCAATCCACTAAATGTATGGGACTGGGAGTTTGATTATTATGGTGGTCGCCCAATGCTTAAGTGCGTTAAAGTAATGGAGATGGAAGAAGAAGATTGCTACTACATTAAATGCTATCATTTAGGTGACGCAAACACACCATCATATTGGGAAAGCTATGAAGTAAGTAAAGGTCCTAGCGATACAGAAGAACCTGCTGAATTGATTGGCAGTGGTACATTCCCACCAGGCATGAGCTTACCAATATTCATTGCATATGGTCGCAGAGATCCTCGCACAATGGATATAGGCATTAGTGATATTGACGCAGCCAGTGATGGTATGCGTGAATATTACAAACTAGAATGCGAAAAATACACAGCATTACAATTTGCACATACATTGATTCGTGCAGACAAAGGCATTTCTATTCCAGTTCACGCGGGAGCTATCGTGAGAGCGAATGAGGGACAAGTGGAAGCTATCCCCATTGACACCGGCGATGTTGATGCGATTATTAAAGCGCAACAAGATATCCTTGAACAGATTGAAGCACTTACGGGCTTAGGTGGACTAAGGAATAGCAAGAACCAAATCGCATCAGGTGTTGCTATCATCGAAGAACGCAAACAATTACACCGCGTTGCAAAAGCTAAAGCACGATTGATGGAAATTACAGAAGAAATGATTTACACATATGCCGCAAGATTTATGGATCAAAGATGGGCTGGCGAAGTCAATTACAATACTGACTATGAGGCACATGATACAAATTACAGAATGGCCTTAATTAAATCTGCAAAAGAATTAGTTGGTGATAACCAAATGATTCAAGCATTGATTACAAAAGAAATTATTGGTATGCTTGCACCAGACACAAGTATTCCAGAATATGAATCAGCATACATTCAAACAATACCTGATGTAGATTTACGCAATTTAATGACTGAGCAAAACAATGAAGTCCTCAGCCGTGATCTAACACCAAGTATGATACCAGAACATGAAATGTATGGTGAAGATGATACTAATGAAACAACTGATAATGGTGATGGTATCGCTGAAAATGGTGACAACACTAGTTTATTAGGTGGAGCTGGTACTCCAGTTACTAATGTAGGTATGACATATTATACGCAACAAGTTGCGCCTGTCATGCTTAATAGTTTAAGTACAGGTAGGTAAAATCTATCTATAACCGTAATGCATAAATACATTACACAATCGGTGATTACGATACAATCAAGGAAAAAATTAAATGGATAATCAATTCGTTGGCAACGACAGCCAGACTAATAGCAACCAGTCAGCCCCAGGGCAAGAAGGTGCTGATGAGCAAAGCGTTAACCCAGGTGCTATTCGTAAAAGCACAACTCAGTCATTGTTAAACGCATTAAGCAACGCTTCAGGAACTCAGTTCCAAAGTGTTGAAGATGCATTAGCTTTTATGGCAAGAGTAGGGGCTCAACAAACTTCCGGTGGCAACGCACAGCCAAGTGGACAACCAAAAACTCAACAGAGTTCTAACGGTCGTGTTACAACAAATGACTTGCATGAGCAGTTTAGTAAACTTCAACAAGATTTAGCTATGAAAGAGCAAAGATTGCGTGAGAAGGAATTAGACAGTGATATTCAGCGAGCTATGGGTGACAGATTCGATTCAGACCTACTTGATTACGCATTGAACAAAGTTAAATCTAACATTCAATGGAACGATGATGGCAGTTATGCTATTGTTAATCAGAAAGGTCAAGAACGCTATGGTAGTGATGGCATGCCACTTACAATCCAAGGATTAGTACAAGAAGTAGCTCAGGGTAATCCTAAGCTATTAAGACAGAGTAACACTAATTCTGGATCTGGTTTAAGACCTGGACAAGGTTCTTTCACTGGTGCACAAGATGAAGCTATTCCTGACTATAGCCGCGATCCAGCCGCATTTAATGCATGGGCAAATCGCAATGGCTTAGGTAAGGGAGTAGGCTTAAAAGGTCTTGGTGTATCAGCGACAGTATCAAGTTCAAGTCGTAAAGTACTCTGAAATTGCCAATTTATATAAAGGAAAAATATTATGGCTTATGTTCTCGGCGGTCCAAATAATGAAGGCGATGGCTTTACAACAGCTATCAGCAACTTCGCACTCCGTGCTATGCACGAATCTAATGGTTTAGTGAACTTCACAAATGTAGTTGCACCTACACAAGGCCAAACATTTTTGGTCCCGAATTTCGCGCCCATAACCTACCAAGACTACAATGCTAACGGCACTGGTGGTACATATGGTACAGGTAACGCAGTTGTACAAAACCCTGCATTGGGACAAGGTACAATTACAGCAACTCCAGCAGTTGCACAAACAGCATTCGATATCTTCTACGGCTGGACAACATCTTTCACATTGGCTGCAACGCTAGGTGCTGAATTGGGTGAGTCTTTTGCTGAAAAGGTTGACCAGCGTGTTACAGCGGCTTTCTTGAGCTTCAAAGCAACTCCTGGTAACACATACTACGCAACTAGTGCTGACGGTTTCCAGCGTGTTTTACAATTAGGCGCTATGGAAGTTGTTGCCGCTGGTACTGATCCTGCAGGTTCTACAGCTGGTTTCACTTCAAACTCAATCTTAGAATTGATTCGTAATGTTAAGCAAAACTTCAAGAAGGCTCGTATGCCTGGTGCTCCAGTCATCGTTCTTGACAGTAACGGTAATGCTAACTATACTTCTGCAACTCCAGCAGGTCAAACAGGTTCTTCATTAACTCGCTTGTTAGCTGAGTTAACCGGTGGTGCTGTTTCTCAATCTGGTGGTTCTAACCTATCTGCACTTGGTAACGAATTGTTATCAACAGGTAAGATTGAAAGTGTTTATGGTTGTATGGTAATGTTCACAACATTCTTGCAAGACGCTACTCGTACTGTTGCTGGTGTTGCTACACAGCCAGTATTAGTTGGTGCTTATTTCGGTGACAGTGCATTGTTCACTGTTATGAAAGAAGGCTTGCAGTTGAAGACTGGTGAAGTACCAGGTGGATTGCAGATTTGGTTAACAGGTGTTGGATACTTCGGTTCTGGCGTTGGTGACCTTCGTCGTGGTGGCGCAATTAACATTCAACAGGCTTGATTTGAATAAGAGAGAATGTCTAAACACATTCTCTCATTGTCTAGGAAATAAAATAATATGTCAGTACCTTATCAACGAATCTCAAATGCAACAGTAGAGGATATACTATTCTACGATCCGGCAGCGGAGCGCAGAGCTAGTGCCTTGAATGTTGATTGGGCTCCATACTTCAAAGTTGCTTCACAAGAGTGGCTTTATAAATTAGAGTTTGGCTGGTGGCAGAAATACTGCGACACAGTTCTTGGTGCTTACTATTATGCTAATCTGCCAAATGGTCAATTGATTTCAAGTTTCAATCCTAGTTTGCTCATTAAGAATGACCAAACATTAATTCGTTTAGACACATTCGGTGCTATTCTTGTTTTTTACGAGAGTCTTGTAACCGATGTGTCTAACATGAATGAGGTTGATGTTCAGAACTATGAATTCGCTAAAAAGCGTTGCGATAGTGAATGGACAAAAGCGTTAGAACTTATGAACTTCTATGATTTATATCAAGATAGCCCACAAGGACCAACGACAAAACTTGAGGAGAATTGGACTGCGGATACCGATTATTTTAACGGTGATAGGAGATATTTCTAATGGCTGAAGTAACTTACTATGTATTGAACGAACCAACTGTTACTGAAACACAAATCAGTGATGTGTTGCGCCGTGATATACCTAAAGCATGGAACATACCAATATTCAGTGACTTCCCTAGCGATAGTGAAGTTGTTCGTTATGGTATCTATGTAAGTGATGTACATACAGTTGAAAGAAATCCTCATCAGCTTGGAATACAATATTGCGGTTCTATATATCACGCATATGATGAGTTTGGAATAACATATATTTCATATCAGGATGACCCATACAATACAGCAGTGAATGCTATTATTGCAAATTTAGTTACAGCTATCAAAGACGATGGCGTACAATTATTTGATGGTTATTTTGAAAGAGATTTTGACCAAGTTCGTACATATGGACCAACACAAGCAGAAAAGCATACCTGGACATTCAGAATGCTAAGAATGGAATTTAATACGCCTAACTAAGGAGAAATCAAATGGCAAGAATTACGGTAAACACAACAGGTACTCAACCAATACTATTGGTTAGTACAGACACAGCCAATGTTGCAAATGGCGCATTGTCTGTTACTTGCTTGCAAGATATCACTGTTACAAACTCAACAGGCATTTACTCTTATACAGACTTCTGTTCACCAGATATGAATAAAGTAACTACACCTGCTGACAATGAAATCAGTACTAATATGGTACTAGATGGCACAGTATATTTTGGTAATGCAAGTGCAACAGCTAACACAGCACCATTCTATGGTGTCGCAGGCTTAAGCGAAAACAAAGTAAATATTTCATGGAAATTGTATTTGAATGGTAACGCTAATGGCGCATTCTACTACACTGGTACAGGTTATATTTCTAGTCTAGCACCAACAGTAGCTCCAGAGAATCCAGTATGGATCTCTCCAATGAGTATCGCTGTTGATGGCGCTATCACTAGCGGTGTTGTTTAATTAATTAAGCAAACATAAGAGGGGCTTTATGCCCCTTTTTTAACATTGAAGGAAAACAAATGAATGAAGAACATGATGTATGGTTAAAAACCGATATAGAAAAATTACGCAGTTTAATTGCTGATGAGGCTAAAGCAATGCCCATGCTTGATGCAATGCAAGCAACAGTCAAACAATTAAAAGCAAAACAAACATTTAGATTAGCATTACTTAATCAGTTACTAGAAGATGCTATTGACAAAGAATAAATACAATACAACAATTTAAAGGATAAAATAAATGAAAATTACAGAATTAGCAAGTGTACCAAAACTAATTGAAATCACATTAGATGATGATGCGTTATTTGAAAAGTATGGCGACACAATCACATTTCACACATATGACATTGTAGGCTTGAGTACATACTTTGAGTTTTTCAATGCCCGTTCAGACCAGCAATATGAACAATTAGATAAAATGATTAAGAAACTTATTCTTAATGAACAAGGTAAGCCTGCATTACAAGCTAATGAAGATTTACCTATTGACATTGCCGCAGCCGCAATCAATAAGATTGGTGAAATCTTGGGAAAGTCACAAAGCAAGACATCAACCCAGACGAGTGGAGAACAGCCAAAATGATTATGATAGGTCGTATGGCTAAAGAGTATGGTATGTTGCCAAGTCAAATTGAGCGAGAAGCCACTACATACGACATTATGATAACGGATGTTCTTGCTTCATATGAAAACTACCAACAACAAAAAGCGTCTGGTAAAATTGATCCTAGTGTTTATGAGTTCAGTCAAGATGAGTTAGAGAAAATGATGGAGAAGAGTCGTGGCAAATAACATAGTTGATAGATTAAACAAAGTGTTAAACACATTGAATACCAATAATATTGCTAGAGAAGCATATAACAAATTCAAAGATGTAACACCTGAAAAATCTGGTAATGCCAAACGCAGTACTAAATTACAAGGTAATCAAATCAACGCAAACTATGCTTATGCTAATGTACTTGATAAAGGTCGTCACATGACACGCAGAGGTATGCGTGGTAGTGAACAAGCACCAACAGGTATGACCGAACCCACAATTAAACATATAAGAGAATATGTCAAGCAAAAACTTGGCATCATAATAAAATAAGGATTAACAATGGCAACCATTGACAATTATAAAATTCAAGTTGATGTCGAAGGTCAACAAGCAGTTGATAAACTAAAGTCTAGTCTTGGTGGATTAGGCACAGTTATTGCTGGAATTGGCGTTGGCGCATTTGCTCGTAGTGTATTACAATTAGCAGATGCAGTAACAGACTTAGCAAGTGCAACTGGATTAGCAATTGGTGATATTGCCGCGTTTGGTGGTGCATTACAACAGGCAGGTGGTCGTGCTGAAGATGCAAGCAAAATGATTGCCGCATTCTTTCAACAAATTGATAAAGCCGCGCAAGGTAATGAACAAGCACAAAAAGCATTAGAGCGTGTAGGAATTACATTCCAAGATTTAGGTAATTTAAGCGAAAAAGATTTATTAGCTAAAGCATTAAGTGGCTTAAAAGAAATGGGGCCAGGTGCCGAACGAACAGCCGCTGGTATGGAAATATTAGGTAAAGCGTTCAGAAATATTGATCCTAAGATGCTAGAAGAAGCATTCGCCAGTGGTGATTTTAGTAAAGCACAAGAAGCATTACAAAAGATGGGTGACTTAGCAGATAAAATGGCTGCTAACATGCATACATTACAAATCGCTGGTGCCCAAGTATTCAGTGACATGGCTACTGCAATTGAACCATTCATTGGTAAGATTGAAGAAGGTCGTTTAAGTTTAGAGCAAGCTGAAAAGATTATAAAAACAGTTGGTATAGGTCTTGCTATAGCATTTGGTGCTAAAACAGTTGCAACCATTATTGAAATCGTTAGCGTTGTAGGCAAGTTAACTACAGCATTAAAAGGTACTGTAATTGTTCAAACAGCATTGACAGCATTGAGTGGTCCTCGAGGTTGGGCAATGATTGCCGCAGGTGCATTAGCCGCTACAGCCGCAGTAGTTGGATTGAATAAAGCATTAGGTGATACTAACGCAGAAGCGGCAACTGCAACAGGTGGTGCAACTGATACTGGCCCCGCTACTGCAGGACCTAAACGCAAGACTCAATTCTATAGTGATGAAGAATTAAAAGCTAGAAAAATAGCAGTAGAAACTGCAAAACAAGCCACTGAAATGATGGCTAAACAAAATGAAGAAGCCAATAAATTGCGTCAGACTACAATTGACACAATTGGAATGGAAAGTAATTTCTCAGGCTTAATTAAATCTAATGCTGATGCAAGAGCAAAAGCCGCGAATGAGATACAAGATTTAGAAGGCAAGATTCAAATTGAACAGTCTAAAGGTCGTGGTACTAACCAAGAAGTTATTGCACAATATCAAAAACAGATTGGTCTTAAAAAGGATCAATTAGCCGCGTCACTACAGTTAAACAAAGCTGAGTTTGATGCAATGAATGCTCAACAAAAGTTTGTTACAGGTGTCAATACAGATGCAATGTTAGCTTCTCGTCAAGCAGATTTAGATTTGATGAAACAACAAATACAATTTGGTACTGCGATTACATTAGAAGACCAAACTCAATTGAAGTTAATGGCACTTGCAACTGAAGAAACCAAAAAGCGTATTGATTTAGAAAAAGAATTGACATTAGCAAGAGCTAGTGGTAATCAAGTTGCAATTGACGATATTAATAAACGCATGGCTGCTGATACACAATATTATGCATCTCGCAAACAATTAGAACAAGATGCATATGATGTACAAATTGCTCGTAGACAAGATACAGTAGCCGGTGCAAAAACAGCAATGGAATCTATTGCAAGAAGTATGGATCCATTTACATTAGCACAAAATGCTACTACTACTATGTTTAGTAATATGAATAATGCTATTGATACATTTGTAACTACTGGTAAATTTAAGTTCAGTGATTTTGCCCGTAGTGTTATACAAGACTTAGCAAAAATGGCATTGAAAGCGCAAGCAACTAAACTATTTGGTAGTATATTTGGTGGTGCCGGAGATTTATTTGGTAGTTTGTTTAAAGCTGAAGGTGGACCAGTTAAAGGTAATCAACCATATATCGTTGGTGAAAAAGGTCCTGAATTGTTTGTACCACCAAGCGCAGGTAAGATTATACCTAACAATCAAATGGGTACCAAAGGTGTTGCAACTGGTGCTGTCAATGCTCCAATTACAAATACATATGTTACAAATAATATTAGTGCGTTAGATGCAAAGAGTGTTGCTCAGTTATTTGCTGAGAATCGTAGAACATTACTAGGATCTGTGTCATTGGCACAAAAAGAAATGAGTTATAGCAGATAAGGAATAATATGGCAGGTTTACAAACAATATTAAATTACTGTAATGGTCTAGCAATTGATAGACGCAGAGTAGTGGGCATTCAATATACAAGAAATGAAATACCAAGAGTTAGTGCTACACCAACAAAGAATCCATGGAAGTTTTCACTTGATATAGCTAATCGTTTTAAATATAGTCAAGCACGAGATTTGATGGAAGCATTAGATAAGTTAGATAGAATTACACCACAAATAATTACATTTAGTAATTTACCTAGCTTAAGTTGGGTATTTAAATATCAAGGTGCAATGACTGCACCACAATTAGCAACAATTACTGTTACTAGTTTCGTGGGCGACCAATTGGTACTCAATGTTAGTGGCATTACAGCAAGCCCAACAGCAGTTATTTTCGAACCAAACGATTTAATTCAAATTGGTTCAGCTGGTGTTCATCCTTATCCATTCACAAGCACAACACAAATATTGCGTGGATCTGGATCAACAGTTACAGTTACGACAAATAGACCAAACATATTAACAGGTTCACTAACAGGTTTAGGTATCATTGTTGGTAACAATTGTCAATTCAATATGTTTTGCCCTAACATGCCAACATATAAATTGATACCAGGTGGATATATCGGTAATGGCAGTACAACAACTAGTAATGCGTTGCTTGAATTTAGTGATACCTTTGACTTGTATGAGTTTGTGGGAGACGCATAATGGATAATATCCCAGCAGTAGCAAATAATAAAGCATTTGTAAATAATGCTGAATTTGTTAAATTAACAATTTATAATGAGTATGGTAACACAGCAAACAATAATGTCTATACATTTAGCTCCAGTTATCAACCAGAAACTATTAGTGGACAAACATATAGCCCATTAGGTGGTTTATTAACAGTAGGTGTACAACAAAGGGATATCCGTGTTACCAGTGCTGACACAAGTATTAGTTTAAGTGGTATCGATGGTAATAACATTTATACAGTATTGGCTAATAAAATTAGTGGTAGTAAATTAGAAATTACTCGAGGATTTTATGGTGGAGATGGTAATGTTGCAAACAATTACAATCTTACAAGTAATGCACATCGCTTTACTGGTATTGTTACTAATTACCAAATTACTGAAGAACGAGTAGACCAAGACGACAAGTTTGTTGTTACATTGATGGCTAGTAGTTTTAAAACTGTATTAGAAAATCGTATTGCAGGAAGAAAAACAAATAGTGAAAGTTGGAAAGAATTTAATCCAACTGATACTAGTATGGATCGTGTACCAAGTTTAGCTGATAGAAGTTTCAGTTTCGGTATGGAACCAAAGCAAGGTGCAACTACACAAAGTCAAGCAAAAACAGATTCAAGTCAAATTGCACAAGATACAAATACAGATACTTCATATAGAACTTTTTAACAAATGAAAATAAGATTAGCAAATAAATTCGATCAACCATTTTTAATAAATGTGTTGAAACAATATCAAGAACAATTAGATTTACCAGAAACAAGTTTAAGTTCAGAAATTGTAGTTAAAGATGAACACATTAGTAAGTTGTATCATCATATATTATTAGGTGCTGGATTGGCATTAATTGCAGAAGAAAACAATAAACCAATTGGTATATTGTTAGCAATTAAAAATGGTAACATATGGGATCCAGAAGTTAAAACATTGAATCATTTATTATTATGGGTAGTACCAGAACATCGTAATAGTTCTGCCGCATTGCGATTGATTCGTTCATACAATGAGCATGGTAAAAAAATGATTGAAGAAAAAGAAATTAAAATGTTTTCAATGACAAAAGCATATCATCTAGGTAAATTAAACTTAGAAAAATTAGGTTATACGAAAGCAGAAGAAACATGGTGTATAGGAGTATAAAATGGCAGAATTAATCGCAGCCGGCGTGGCATTAGTATCAGAGTGGTGGGCAGGTGTTTCTGTTGCCAGTGTAGCTACGGCCGCAGTTCGACTAGCAGGTACTGTTGTTCTTAGTGCATTAGTATCTAATAGGGCAAATAAGAAAAGCACAGGAGCACAAGATGTTGGCTCAAGAGTTCAATTAGGCCCAGCAACAAATAATAAATTACCAGCAACATATGGTACAGCATTTTTAGCGCCTATAATGACAGATGCTAAAATTACCACAGACCAAAAAACAATGTATTATGTTTTTAGTATTTGTGAAGCTACTTCAGGTTCAATGGATATAGGTAAAATATTCTGGAATGGTAAAGAAGTAACATTGGGTGCCCCTACATTCCCTGCTCAAGTTGTAAGTCTAACGACAAATGCAACTCCACCACAAGTAGATGATACTATAAACAACTACGCTTTCATTTATAAGTTTCCTAATGGTAGCTATAGTGGTACAAACACAGGTGGATTAAGTGCTATTGATATTTTATCTGATACAAGTATTCCTGTTGCTGATAGATGGACAACTACAGATGTCATGACGGATACATGTTTTATTATTGTAAAAGTTATATACAATAAAGATGTACAAGATGCTCAAAATGATCCTAAATTAAGCATACAGGTTACAAATACTTTAACTAAACCAGGCGAAGTATTATATGATTACATGACTGATGTACAATATGGCTGTGCTATTGATCCAGCAAATATTGATACAGCTAGTTTAACTGCGTTAGATGCATATAGCGATGAATTAATTACATATCATCCAGTAGGATATCCTACAGTACCTGCAACTACGCAACCTAGATACCGCATCGATGGTCCAGTTAACACAGGTGATAATTGTTTAAGCAATTTACAACAACTGGTTGATAGTTGTGATAGTTGGTTGCAATACAGCGAATTATTAGGCAAATGGACTATTGTTATCAATAAACCATATAGTGGTACATTGAGTAGTTTATATAGTATTGACAGCTCAACATTGATTGGTGGTATTGATATTAACCCAATTGATTTGAATCAAACATACAACAGTTTAGAAGTTCAATATCCAAATAGTAATATTAATGACCAAACAGATTACAAAGTTGTTGATTTAACAACTGTAGGTACTGCATGGTATAACCCAAGTTTGTTGTCACCAAATGAACCAGACAATCGTTTAGTCATTCAGTATCCACAGATTAATAATTACATCCGTGCAGTATATTTGGGCGTGCGCAGATTGTTACAAAGTCGTGAAGATTTAACCATTACTTGCAACTTAGACTATAGTGGTATACAAATTGTTGCAGGTGATGTTGTGCGTGTTACATTAGAAGATTATGGTTGGACAGATAAATTATTCCGTGTATCACAAGTACAAGAAACTAAAACAACTGATGGATTCTTGGGTGCAAAAATTATAGCGTTTGAATATAATCCAAGTGTTTATGCTGACAATGCATTAGAAGATTTTATACCAGAAGCGAATACAGGATTAAGTGATCCTAATATTATTGGTTTACCAAGTACACCTGTTGTAGCAAATGGTCCTATTGCAAATGGTTCTGTTAATTATTATACTGTAAGCAGTAATGTTCCTGCGTCCGGATCTGTGTTGTACATGGATTTTAATATAGGTAATAGTAGTAATGTACAAACACATAAATCATATAGCAGTGTACAAATTGGAGATGGAACACCATATGGTGCCAATTCAACTATTACAATTAATGTTGCCGATAGTACCGCGGGTACATATTATTGGTCAACAACTGCAAGAAATGAACAAGCAGGTAGACAATCATATGCCAGTAATTCGTTTGTTTGGAATGGACCTAGCGTAAGTACATACGATCCTACATCTAATATAGGTGGAGTTGGTTATGTTAATATTAATCCAACAGCAAGTCCTGAAGAAAGAATTGGATTGGTTGCGTTTGGTATAGCAGATGCTAGTGCAAATACAGTTACATTGCCTGTACAAATTGACGCAAATACCATACTTAACAATCCTGTATACATCGATGGTTTTAATTTAAATGCAAATTATTATTATCCATACTATCAAGGTACATCAACTACTGCAAATGGATATTTGGCAACAAGTACATCAAGTTTTCAACCAGCAAAAGCATCATATCAAGTATTAGTTAACGGTGACGACAATTGGTATGTTTTTATATATGATACATTTACATCTACTAGTAGTTACCCATTAGATCCTACAGAATATTTTAAATTAGAATTAAATGCAACATTTATTGCAAATACTGATTCAGTTATTCAGTTAGGAGCATTTTATACAGCTAACAATACTGGACTTACACTATATCATGATACTACAATTGATGGTACTTATATATTGCCTGCGAATGTGCCAACTGAAATAAATTTTGCACAAGCATATGAAGGCAGTGCCAACAACCAAACTGATGGTGGTGGATTTATTATTAAAAACATAATAGGTAACACAAGAGTAACCACACTCTATACTAAATTAGAATTATTTAAAGGAAGAATATCATGAAAACAAGTCAACTAATCACAGATCAAGTTACAGAATTATTTGATCTTATCGATAATGGTGATCTAAATAAATTTATAGAATTTGCTAAAGCTTATGATATTTTTCAAGAAAGCAATAGTAAATTTTATACGCAAATGGTTCAACGAATTAAAGATAGATTAGAGCGTGAAAATTTAAGCGTAGACATTTTGCGTTAATAGGAAATAAAATATGACAACAGGTTTAATTAATTTTGTAGCTAATGGTACAGTAACAGTCAACACACAAAGTAATATTACTAGCGTAGGCACATTAGCACAATTGTCCGTTGCCGGTAATAGCAATCTTGGCGCAGTAGGTAATGTACATATTACTGGAGGTAGTGCCAATTATGTATTGATAACAGATGGATCAGGTAATTTATCATGGGTAGCAGGTGGAAATGTTACCGGTAATGGAACTGTTACAAATGTTAATACTAGCGGTAGTGGTTTAGGTTTTACTTTAACAGGTGGCCCAATTACTACCACTGGTACAGTAACATTAACTGTTCCAAATGCCGCAACATTAAGAACTAATTTAACAATTGGTAATGTTGCAAATTTAAATTTAAATGGTAATGGTAGTACATATCTTGCAGGTAATGGATCGTTTACTGTGCCTGATGGTACATATTCAAATAGTAATGTAGCAAGTTACCTTCCAACTTACACCGGTAATATTGGATCATTTGGCAGTAGAATTAATTATTTGTATGCCAATGTGGTGAATGGTACTACAGTTACAGGTACGAATGGTAATTTTACTACTAGTAATATTGCAGGAAACTTAACTGCAAATAATGTCACTATTACAAATATATTAAGTGGTAATGTAGGTAATTTTACAGGTAACATAACATCATTAAATGCCAACTTAGGTAATCTTGCAAAGGCAAATTATTTTCAAGGTGATGGTAGTTTATTAACTAATTTACCAATACCTAACTATGCAAATTTTGCAGGTACATTAATCAATGGTAATAGCAATGTTAGAATTAGTGCAAATAGTAATGTTACAGTTAGTGTTGCTGGCAACAGTAATGTAATTACTTTTACAGGTACTGGTGCTAACATAACCGGTACACTTAGCTCATCCGGTAATTTAACTGCAGGTAATGCCCAACTTGGTAATTTAGCTACTGCAAATTATTTGCAAGGTACATTAATAACCTCAGCACAACCAAATATTACAAGCGTTGGTACATTGGCTAATTTATCTGTTACTGGTAATATTAATAGCAATGGTATAGTTAGTGGTATAGTAGGTAACTTTGTAGGTAATAGTTCAACATTATCACAAACAATAATTAATGCTGGTGAAAATGTAACAGTTGTAGCATCAGGAGCAACAGGCACTATTAATTTTAATGTTACTTCACAATCACTTGTATATTATACTGCTAATGCATCTAACAATTGGACTATTAATTTTCAAGGAAGTAATGGATCTTCATTGAATGATGTTTTACCATCAAATAATAGCATCACTGTTGCATTTTTAGCTAAAATAGGTAACACAGGTTATTTTGCAAACAATCATACCATCGATGGTGTTACTGTGACACCTTTATGGCAAGGTAACAGTTCACCAACATTAGGCGATGTTAATAGTATTGATGCATATACCTATAGTATTATTAAAACGGCTGCAAATACATATACAGTATTGGCTGCTATTACTCAATACAAATAATAGGAATTATAAATGAGTTTAATTGAAACTAGAGGAGCGGCATCTTCACGAGGTACTGGTGAATTTTTAGGTGCTAGAACTAATCCACCGTGGCCTGGTGGTAGCATGTGGGCGGCATGTGCATCAGGGGGCGCACGATTTGTTGGTTTAGGTTCTACTTCAACAAATGTGTTAACTCAGGTAGGTACTGATACTGATTGGAAATACATTGCATATTCACCGAACACATCTTCATTTACATTAGCAATTAAAAACAATGGTACATTATGGGCAACAGGTGATAATGGTTTAGGTCAATTAGGTTTAGGTGATACAACAGATAGGACAACATTTACTCAAGTAGGTACTGATACCAATTGGGCATATGTATCAACTGGTGAATCATTTACATTAGCAATTAAAACCAATGGTACATTATGGGCTTGGGGTAGAAATAGCGAAGGTCAATTAGGTTTAGGTGATACAACTTTGCGCACCTCACCGGTGCAAGTAGGTACTGGTACCAATTGGAAAACTGTAGCTGGTGCTGGTCAAACATCATTAGCTATTAAAACTGATGGTACTCTTTGGACATGTGGTAATAATTTCTTTGGTCAATTAGGTCAAGGTATAGTACCTAGCACGACTCCATATACCACATTTGCTCAAGTTGGCAGTTCAACCAATTGGGATAAAGTATTTGGTTCTTTATTTACAGCATTTGCAATAACAACAACCGGCGAAGTATATGGTTGTGGACAAAATGCAACTAAAATGATTGAAAATTCTAGCACAGCTAAAATTTATAGTTTTATAGATTTAAGTGTTCCTTATCCATGCAAATGGGTAGCGGCAGATATTTCTACAACTGCAAGTTTTTTAGCAGTAGTAACTACAGATGGTGCAGTATATGGAAAAGGTAATGGTTTACCTTATATGCCCGGTGGAGTACCTGGTTGGTATCCATCAACTGTATATGTATGGACTAATACTACAATTAGAAATGTTAAAGATTTTACATTCGGATCAACTAGTACAGGTAGGCATAACAATGATGGTTCTGTACAATTTGCAGGTTTTCCAAGTGACAGTATGGGTATAGGTGTAACTAGTGGTCCTACTCCATTAGCTACTATACAAACCATGGGTAATGGAAGATATTGGCAAAACGGAGTATATAATGGCTCTAGAGGTATATGGATTAGTTTGTTTCCCTAAAAGCATAAATACAATATCACACACACGAACTACCGCGAGTCAGCAGTAGTTTGTTATGATGCGAGACAGCAGAGGAAAATAGAATGGCAAAATTCACGCAAGCCACACTTAATCAAGTGGCAGGTTTTGATGCACAAGTACTAGCACAAAACTTAATATACAATCAAAAAGACTTTTGGAACTTTGAATGGTCAACCATTACAAGTTATACAAGCGGATGGCAAACTGGCACAACACCAGTAGATTTAACTGGAGCAACAATTGATGCAACAATCGTGCGTAGAGCAATTGTTGATTATCAAGATAGTCGTACAGGAATAGATTTTAAAATCTATGATTACCCGCTTGTGCCTCTCATCACAATAATTTCAGCAACAGAAACGACAAATGATACATTAACTTGTGTCACAACTAAGGATTTATTTGTTGACCAACCCGTTCAATTTGTAGGATCTGTATTTGGTAATGTAGCAATCAATACAACATATTATGTTAAAACAATTATTGATGAAACAACATTTACAATTAGTGCTACACAAGGTGGAAGTACATTTAATTTAGCTACAGCAAGTGGTACAATGCGTATGAACCGTGTAGCTCCTACTCCAATAACATTACCGATCACTAATGTCAATAACAGTGCAGGTACTTTTACCATGACTATTGACGATGATGCATGGGATTTAATCGCCGGTGATCCTGATTTAGATATCAGTGCAAGTGAACCAGCATGTTTCACAGGTAGAATTAAGATTAGTTTTCCTGCAGTTGGTAGTCAACCAGCTTATGACCAAGCAGTATTCTTATTGTTCTTGGTAAATTCAGATGGGGTAATCAATTATTAATATGGCTAATCAAGTAATCGTAACAAACACAGGCAATGTACAAGTTGCATTGACACCACCACCAAATGTACAAGTACAGATTAGTCGTGCGGCGATCGGTACTGTAAGCAATGTACCTACAGCAAATTACGCAAACTTTGCTAATTATTCAAGTTATGCTGGCAATGTTACAACTGCAAATCAACCTAACATTACTAGTTTAGGTACATTAACTGGATTGAATGTATCTGGTAATGGTACTATTGGTAATCTAACTGTATCAGGTAATTTATTAGTTGGTAATTTATTTGCCAACAATGCTAATTATGCAAACTTTGCAAACATAGCCAATATTGCTAATGTCGCAAATAGTGTTGCAGTAGCCAATGTTGTTGGATTAGGTAATATTGCAACTATCAATTTAGATGGTAGCGCAAGCAATGTATTATATGGTAATGGTACTTTTGCTCCGGGTGGATCAGGCTCAAATGCTAATTACGCAAACTTTGCTGGCAGTGTAGTTAATGCTTCACAGCCAAATATTACAAGTGTTGGTAATCTTGTAGATTTAAGAATCAACAATGCCAATATACATTTAGGTACTAATGCAGGTTTAACAACACAAAGTGCAAATAGTGTTGCTATTGGTACAAACGCAGGTCAAACAAATCAAGGTAATGGTATCACTAATGCCCGTGCAGTTGCAATTGGTTTTAACACTGCTAACTTAAATCAAGGTGATAGTGCTGTTGCTGTTGGTCGTGGTTCTGGTCAAAACACGCAAGGTAATAGTGCTGTTGCTATTGGTTGGAGCGCGGCTGGTAATAATCAAAGTGCTAATGCAATCGCTATTGGTACTGTTGCGGGTAATACCTTGCAAGGTTTAAACAGTATTGCTATTGGTATGAGTTCTGGTCGTATTAGTCAAGGATCTAATAGTGTTGCGATTGGCATGAACGCAGGTTATAATAACCAAGCAAATAACAGCATCATATTGAACGCAACTGGTGCAAATTTAGATTTTACAACTGCAAATAGTTTTGTTGTAAAACCAGTACGCAATATATTGACTGGTAACGCAATGTTTTATGATACCACTACTGGTGAAATTAGTTATGATGCATTAGGTAATGTTAATGTTGGAAATGCTAACTATGCCAATATTGCTGGTACTGCGTATAGTGTCAGTGGATCTAATGTTGTTGGTATGGTAAGTGATGCCAATATTGCACAATATGTAAATGTTGCAATTGCCAATACATCAGTTACATCTTATCGTTTAGCAATGGTTGATTGGCTAACTGGCAATCATAGAATTGAAGTTGAATCATTTGATTTAGCATATAATGCCAATACACATACATTAAACAGTATTAATTTTTCTGCAAATGGAAATATCAGTGGTGGAAACATCAGTGGTAACGGTGCTGGCTTAACAAATATCAATGGTGCTAATGTAAGCAATGTAGCAAATGCAAATTATGCAAGTTACGCTGCCAATGTTACACTTGGATCACAGCCAAATATTACCGCAGTAGGTAATCTTGTTGACTTGCGTGTTGAAAACAACTCAATACATTTGGGTGCTAATGCAGGTGTTACAACTCAAAGCGCAAATAGCGTTGCAATTGGTACAAATGCAGGATTGACAAATCAAGGTAATGGCATTACAAACGCTCGTGCAGTCGCTATTGGTTTCAATACAGCTAACTTGAATCAGGGTGATAGTGCAGTTGCTATTGGTCGTGGATCTGGTCAAAATACACAGGGCAATAGCGCAGTAGCTATTGGTTGGAGTGCGGCTGGCAATCAGCAAAGTGCTAATGCAATTGCTATAGGTACAGTTGCAGGTAATACAACACAAGGTATACAATCAATTGCGATTGGACAAAGTGCAGGCCGTATCAATCAAGGTGCCAATTCAATAGCATTAGGTGCAAACGCTGGTTATACAAATCAAGCAAATAACAGCATCATATTGAATGCAACTGGTGCTAATTTAGACTTTACTACAGCAAATAGTTTTGTTGTTAAACCAGTGCGTCAAGCTAATACAGCAAACATAATGTATTATAACAATACTACTGGTGAATTATCATATGATGTCATACCAACTAGTTCAATCATTGCAAATGGTACAAGTAATGTTAGTATTCCAGTCGCAAATGGTGTTATAACATTCAGTGCAAATGGTAATGCAAACATTGCTAACTTAGATGGTAATGGCACATTGTTCTTGTTACCAAAAGCTGGTGGTTTCAATAACGCATTGCGTATTGACAATTATGGTACAAGCAATCCTGCTACAGCAAGTCGTCTTGCAAGTTTCAGATATCGTGGTAATAGTTCAGCACAATTAAGTGTTCAGCCAAATGATACTACAATAGATATTTTAACATTAGGTCATAATGGTAGTGGATTAGCAACAAGTAGTGTTGCTAAAATTACAGCGCAAGTTGACAGTAGTTATACTGCAAATACTGCAAACATACCAATTGGTTGGAACATTCAAGTTAATGACACTAATGGTGGAACTAACAACCAATCTAAAGTACATCAGTTTTATAGTAATGGTACTGTTAGTTTTGCTAATAGCATTAGCACTACAGGTGCACTAAGCGCAGGTAATACAGTTAGCATCAATATTAACAATAGTACAACACAGGGTCTATTCCAAACTGTTTACAACAATGCTAATTTACAAACTGCTCAATGGACTAGTTGGAGATTTAGAGGTACTAGTTCTAGCCCAGCTCCAGTACAAGCAGGTGATGAAATAAGCAAATTCGCAAGTATTGCATATGGTGATAGTGGTAATAGTTATGTACCAGTCTTTCAACAAATTACTAATGTAAGTGAAAATGATTTAGCAGGTAATGTCAGTGGTGCATATCAAGTTGTAGGTTTCGGTGCTAATAGCGTTACACAATTCTATGCAAAAGAGCATCAATTTGGTAATATTGGATTCTCAACAAATGCTACAATTTATGGTAACGGTACTGCAAATGTTGCAAATCTTTCTATTCAAACTAATGGATTCGTTAAACTTGCAAATTATACTGCCGCGGCATTAACAGCAATTACTGGTCAGATTGGTTGGATGGCGGCAGTAAGTGATAGTGCCCAAGGTAGCAATCCTAATGGTATGCTTGCTTATTGGGATACAACAAATGGTCGTTGGAGTTATGTCCACGATAATAGCGCGGTATGATTATGGAATTTACACTCAAACAACTAAGCTGGATAGTCATCGGTGCATTAGGCATCGGTGGCACTGGCTATATTACAATGAATAGTAAAATTGATGAATTAGCTACCAAAGTAGCAGTAGTTCACAATCAAGTCAATACATTAACAAAACAGTTAGACCGTATTGAAGATAAACTAAATACAATACAAGGAAAATAAAAAATGGATAAATTAGTAGAAGCAATGAAAAGATTGTTCGCAACAAACTTTCAATATTATGTAAAAGCACATGGATTCCATGTCAATGTAAATGGACCTGACTTTAGCGAATATCACGCATTGTTTAGTGAAGTATATACAATGGCTGATGATGCAACTGATACAATCGGTGAGCATATCCGCGCTATTCAAGGTATTGCACCATTCAGCTTAAAACGCATTATGGAATTGGGCGATATTAAAGATAGCGCAGAACGCCCAGACGCAATGAAGATGACCAAAGACTTATTAGCTGATAGTCAAGTGTTGATGAATCACTATGAAGAATGCCACGATATGGCTGTAGAATATAAAGTTTACGGATTGATAAACTTCATCGAAGGTGAGATGGACAATCTTGCTAAGATTATGTGGAAGTTGCGTAGTACTACAGAATAATTTTTTATTCTATTAAGTGGAATAAATACATGTGTAGACGGTTGTATCTCAAATGCATATTTGTTATCCAATCTACTACCTAAATCAACGCCATGATGAAGGTCCTTTAGCAACCGTCTACACTTTCGTTTAGTTCATAAAAATTAGTTTGTCTATCAGTTTCAGCAATTGAAACTTTAAAGCCCTCAAGTTTTAGTCATCTTGGGGGCTTTTTCTTTTCTTCATCCATTAACCAATCAAAGCGATTTAGTTCTATAAACATATCACGCTCACCCTTATAATTTGGGATACATGCACAAATATCTAATTCTCGTTTGCGAACATATTGAGCACTACAAATAAATTTATATAAGGGATAGTTGTCCCATAGTGTTTTCAGTTCACTAATCATCTGTTCACGACTTTTAATGAATTGATATTTTGTCATTTAAGTAATTGAACCAACATATGTATTTTTTGAAATTCTTCTCGTATCATTGGGTTGTTATTTGCGACACGCATTAAATCAATATAATTGTTCCAATTTTTCATGAACAATTGATATTCATCTAATGGCATTTTGATGCTGATTTCATCGACTTCTTTATATGTGATTGGGTGACTAGGATCCATAGGTATTGCATATGGTTCAAGTTTGCGTATTTTCTTGCCAGTGAGTTCCACTTTACAACGATAGAGGTCTGAGAACTTTTTGAATAATTCAAACAGTTGTTCTTCTTGTTCATGTTTTGATATTGCCATAATGTATTTATGAAAGTGTACCGTTTCGTGCCTACTACGGTACAAGAGTAGTCGGAGTTATGGGGGAAGTAATGAGCAAACCCCCTGACTTGCATTTATTTTAATTTACAATTGTCACCATGCCAACGCACATAATTGCTTGAACCAACACCTTGTTTACCGCAATGTTCGCATATCCAGGGTTGTCTAGTTTTTTCTAATCCAGGATTATCTTTTTTCATGCGTTCACTATGTTCAGGTCGTTTCTTTCCTTTACTCCAAGGAATATTTCCTTTGCGTGATTGACTAATCTTTGCTTTTGATTCAGGTGTATGCTTTGGTTTACCTTTAACCTTTTCTCTAATT